CTATTGTTGGTACACTGATTGCACCTTTACTGGACTGCTATGGTAATGAGGTAGCACCTACAGGAACAGAAATCACCATAGCTACAGGTAGTCTCACTGATAAAGAACGTCAATATTTTTGGGACAATCCTTCTGAACTACTCAAACATCTGGTAGAATTTGAGTACATGTCATTTGGGTTAAAAGATAAACCTCGATTTGCACAATTCAAAAGAATTCGTAGTGAACGAGACTTATAAAATATCCGGCACAAGGACGATTTGTGATACAATGCCGGAAACAAAAGGAGAATATTAATGAGCAGTAATAAAACATTGGTTATGATTGTTGCATTATTTAGTTTGATACTAAGTTTGATACTTGGATATCATACTTATCAGAATAAACTAAATCGGGAAGCATATTATGAATGCTTGCGTGTAGTTGAAACAATATCGGAAAATGATAATCGTAATGGTAGTGGTGTTCGTATTGTATCAATGCCACATTGCAAATTGTAATTGTAAAGAGTCTTAAACGGAGTAAATCATGAGCGAACAAAAGTTAGCAACAGAAAGGAAAGATGCATGCTAAGTAAAACACAAAGCCCTATTCCAAAGTGGCAATTCGTGCTTTTTGGTCTAGCAGAAATTTTTGATGGTCTAGTGACTGTTTTGTCATTAGGTATGCTATCATCTGGTTTGTCTATGAAGACGATATCGTATTTCACAATCAAGCATTTCAAATCGAAAGGAAAGAACAAATGACAGAACGTAAACTTGCAACAATTCGTAAAATTGCAGCTATTGAACCTATTGAAGGTGCAGATGCAATTGAAGTAGCCGTAGTTGATGGATGGAAAGTGGTAGTTAAGAAGGGTGAATTTCAAGTTGATTCCCTTGCCATGTACATCGAAATTGACAGTTGGGTAAGTAACGATATTGCACCGTTTCTATCCAAAGGTAAAGAGCCTCGTGAATACGAAGGTATCAAAGGCGAACGCTTACGTACAGTAAAACTACGTGGTCAAATTTCACAGGGTTTACTGTTACCAGTACATAACGATATCACTGGTACATACCTGATGCTGTACAACGATGAGGTTGGTGAATATTCATTAACAGTTCGTGAAGGTGATGATGTAACTGAAGCATTAGGTATCCTAAAATGGGAGCGTCCAATGAATGCTCAACTCGCTGGTATGGCACGGGGAAATTTCCCTTCGCTAGTACCAAAGACTGATCAGCCTAGAATCCAAAATCTGACACGAGAGTTTGCAGATTATCAGCTTGACACTTGGTCTATTACAGAAAAGCTTGATGGTTCATCTTGCACTTTCTATCTTGATGCTGATGATGTATTTCACGTATGCTCACGCAACCTTGATCTAAAAGAAGACGAAGCAAATTCATTCTGGAAAGTAGCACGTAAGTTCAATATTGAAGATATCATGCGCCGTAACTTCATGAAGGGTATGGCGATTCAAGGCGAGATGATTGGTGAAGGCATCCAAGGTAATCAGTACAAAGTGTTCCTTGACTTTCTGGTTTACGATATGTACAATACAGCCACAGGGCAATACATCTTGCCAGCGCAGCTTAAGGCAGCATGCGAGAAACTTGGGTTAAAACATGTACCTATCATTGGTGAAGTTGCTAAAATTGACGCTTACACGATTTCGAGCATTTTAGAACACGCAGAAGGAAAGTCTCTATTGAATGGCAGTGAACGAGAAGGTTTAGTTTTCAAGAGTAATACTGTGCATGATCGCAGCTTTAAAGCAATTAATAACAAATGGTTACTGAAAAATGAATAAGGAGTAAAATGGCAGCATTCATCAAGCATACAAATTGTGAAGCTTGTGGGTCTTCAGACGGTAAGGCAATCTATGATGATTCTTCATCGCATTGCTTTGTGTGCCAGCATACAGTACCATCTGAAGAGTTCAAAGAACAGAACTCTAAAAAAGTATCTAAAGTTAAACCAACAAAGGAAAATATGGAAATTAAACCAAGCGGTAAACCTGCAATCACTGCTGATGAGAATGCAGAGATTAAGTCCGAGACAACTCCAGACCCTAAAGGTTTTCGGGGTTTAGATGCTAGTACTTGCAAGCCCTTTGGTGTACGTCACGCTTTCTCCGTAGAAACTGGAGAGTTGATTGAGCAGTATTATCCTACAACTCAAGACGGTCAAATTGTAGGGTATAAAATCCGAGAAGTACCAAAGAACTTTTATTCTAAAGGTCGTACAGGTGCTGACTGCGAATTGTTTATGCAATTCAAATTCAACCGTGGTGGTAAGTATATTCTGATTACTGAAGGTGAGCTTGATGCATTGTCTGCTTATCAGATGCTGTCTGAATATAATAAAAGCAAAGGTAGTGATTTTGAGACTGCAGTTGTATCTCCAACTACAGGTGCTCAATCGCACAAGCAAATTGCTGCTCAGTACAAGTTCTTTGATACGTTTGATCAGATCATTGTTTGCTACGACAACGACAAGGCAGGTAAAGAGGCCACAGAGAAGCTTTTGACAGTGCTCCCTAAGGGTAAGGTCAAGATCATGAATATGCGCTTTAAAGACCCTAATGAGTACCTTGAGAAGGATGAGGCTCGTGCGTTTGTGAGTGACTTCTACAACGCTAAATCATATGTGCCTGTAGGTATTGTAGGTAGCGGTGAAATCTCTGATTCTATGCGAGAAGAGTTTATGACACCTAAGATTCCTTTGCCACCTTTTATGCATAAGCTTCAAGACATGATGGCAGGTGGTATTCCACTTGGACGCATTGTTAACTTAGCAAGTGCAAGCGGTACTGGTAAAAGTACAATCGTAGATGAGATTGTTTATTACATGCTGTTTAACTCACCGCATAAAGTCGGCATTGTTACTTTAGAAAGTACCACTGGACAATATGGTAATAAACTACTGTCTCGACATATCGGTGTTAAGCTTGAACTCAAAAGCAACCAAGAAGCTTTGGATATTCTAGCCTCAGATAAGACAAAGGAAAAAGAAAAAGAACTCTTCTGGACAGATACAGGTGAGCATCGTTTTTATCTGATTGATGATCGTGATGGTGGTGTAGATAATGTAAAAGATGCTATTGAGAATCTTGTAATCAGTTGCGGTTGTAAGGTAATTGTTCTTGATCCAACTCACGATGTTATCGGAACACTACCAAACGAAGAGCAAGAGTCTTTTTACGGATGGCAAAAAGGTATGGTTAAATCTCATAACTGCACGTTCTACAATGTCATGCATACTCGAAAGACACCAAGTGGTCAAAAATCAGGTAGTGCTGGTGCTGACTTGCATGAAGAAGATATTCAAGGTGCTTCTAGTGCTTATAAGAGTGCAGCGTGTAACCTTATGTTCTCTCGTAATAAAGAGTCAGAAGATGCTGTTGAGCGAAACACCACAACGATGAAAGCAACAAAGATTCGTTGGACAGGTAAGACAGGAGTAGCAGGTAAGTACTACTACGATAACGAGAGTCACACTATGTATGACCTTGATGATTTTTTGAATAATCAAAATTAAACTTGACAAAGCCTAGAGTTGTGATAGACTCTAGGCTTTCTTCATTGGAGAACTATAAATGGATTTGACAAAAGACTGGATTTATGACCTTGAGACATACAAGTCTGCTTTTACGTTTGCTGTTATTCGTGCAGATGGTAAACACGCACGAGTATTTGAGGTTTCCAGCCGCTTAAATGAACTAGAGCGCATCTATGCTTGCGTTGACTTCATTGAAGCCTCTGCAGGTCGTTTGGTGGGTTTTAACAACGTAGGCTTCGATTATCCGATCTTACATGAAGTGCTAACAACACGCAGTCGCTGGTCGTCTAAATCAGGTAAGCAAGTTGCTATTGATGTACACAAGCTTGCACAAAAGCAGATCGATTCATTTAAGGATAATGGTTTTGGTCACAGCATCAAAACTGAAGAGCAAGTTGTAAAACAAGTTGACCTATACCGCATTCATCATTTCAATAACAAAGCTAAAGCTACTGGTCTAAAGATGCTGGAATTCAATATGCGTATGGATAACATTGAAGACTTGCCTTATGCTGTAGATGCAGAACTTGCTGACGATGAAATCGACAAACTTAAAACATACAACATGCATGATGTGCGTTGTACTCTTGCGTTTTATCTAAAGTCTCTTACTCAGATTGAATTCAGGGATAATCTGAGTATCAAACTTGGTCGTGACTTTACCAATGCTGATGACACTAAGATTGGTGCAGAATACTTTCAGATGAAGCTTGAAGAATCAGGTGTAAAGCTGCACAAGTTTAAAGACGGTAAGAAAGTCATGATGCAAACTAAGCGAGACAAAATCGCTATTAAAGACTGCTTGTTTAAATATTACAAGTTTGATCGTCCAGAATTTCAGGCAGTTTATGATTGGTTTTCTAAGCAGGTAATCACTAGACCACCTTGGTTTTGATGCCAACCTAAATCTTCGTACTGATAAGCACCTTTGCGCTTAACCTTACCATTTGTGTACAAAGCAATGTAGTTGTTTACATCACGAATATACATGCTCTGGTAATCCACGAATTCCAACTCAAGCTTTACATCCTTTTGCCACTGAGTGCAAATTGCATTGTACTGCTCTTCAGTATCTCGTGTCATAGCTACAGTTAAACCGTCTGTATTTAGCTGGACTAACTTTAGCTTTTGAATCTTCAGTAAACGATCAGCAAGCATTAGCAAAGACAATTGACCGTTGATGGTAATCGACGTTGTAAACTTAGGATCATAGAACACAGAGTATTTATCATTGCTCTTACCGTATGTACGATTGGGGGCAAGTTTAAGCATTGCATTCTCTGGTGTATTCTTTGCATAGGATTCATGCTGCTCCTACATGTCTTGATAAATTACACAGAACTGC